CCGACTGAAGGAACGGGATTAAAAACCCCTACTACCGAGGACAAGCAAATGGCAAAAGTCACTTATCGTGGTGTCGAATACGACACTGAAGAGTACAACGCAAAAGTTGTTGATGAAGCAGCAAAGCGTGAAAGACACGAACTAATGTATCGTGGTCTTAAAGTTAAAAGCAAGGCATCACCTTGCAGTTAATCATTTTAGGAAGAGGTTGACTCTTCCTATTTTTTTTGTTATAATGTATAAAATGATAATCAAATGGATAGAGATAAACTAAAGATATTGATCCGTAATCTTGAATTATTACTTGACAATATCAAAGCAGAAGTCTACTCTGATGTCGATGCATACAAAAATTCTGATGCATTCGCAAATTCTATGGATTATGATGAATTGTATGATGATGACGATGGGTACTCCGATTAATCGAACAAAAAGACTTATAAAAATGCTTGAAAGATTGCTTCAGAAAGATGATCTATATACAGATGATCAAATACAACTTATGAGAGATCAACTTAAAATCGCAAGGGAAGAACTTGTAAATCTCAAAAGTCAAAATTTTAAAGGATTTAAGTAATGGTAGTCAAATTAGTAAGTATTACTCCTGATGCTGAAAAAACGATGGCACATATTGCCAGAGTCTCTAATCCAAATAATCAAGATAATCCAAATTATGCGGGATTATTGAAATATTGTATTAAACATAATCATTGGTCTGTATTTGAACAATCATCAATGACTCTTGAAATAGAGACAACTCGTGCGATTGCTGCACAGATTTTGAGACATCGTTCATTTACATTTCAAGAATTTTCTCAACGATATGCGAAAAGTAATGAATTAGGAAAAATTCAATTACCAGATTTAAGAAAACAAGATCTTAAAAATCGTCAAAATTCTACAGATGATCTTGATCCCTTTGTGAAACAAAAATTAGAGGCACAAATGATAACTCTCTTTAGTTCTGCACAATCATTGTACAATCAAATGATTGAGGAGGGAGTTGCAAAAGAATGTGCTAGAATGGTATTACCATTGTGTACACCAACTAAAATCTATATGACAGGTTCATGTCGTTCATGGATTCACTATATCGATTTACGTTCTGCACATGGAACACAAAAAGAACACATGAGCATCGCTGAAGCATGTCGTAGTGTCTTTATCGAACAGTTTCCAACTGTATCAGAGGCTCTTGAATGGGTCTAAATATTAACATATCGTAATTATCAAATGGCAACTTATCCAGTAGTACACCAAGAGACAGGTGAAAAAAAAGAAGTATCCATGAGTGTTCATGATTGGGATAAATGGAAAGAAAACAATCCTGAATGGACTCGTGACTATTCTGATCCTTCGACAGTGCCAGGTGTAGGTGAGGTTGGAGAATGGAGAGATAAGTTAAGAAAATCAAAACCAGGTTGGAATGATGTTTTACAAAAAGCATCAAAAATGCCTGGTTCAAGAGTGAAAAAATTATAATGGCAAGAAAAAAAAGAGGATCCGATCAGGCGATTGGGGTCGGATTGACCGCTAAACAGATGAAAAGGAAAAAACCATTAAATTTAGATTATCTTGTAGATATTGAACCTTTATCTGATAGTCAAAAAAAATTATTTGAATCTTATTCAAATAATAAACATTTTATTGCATATGGTGCAGCAGGTACAGGAAAAACATTTATTACATTATATAATGCCTTAAAGGATGTGCTTGATGAGAATACACCTTATGAAAAAATTTATTTGGTGAGATCTCTTGTTGCAACTCGTGAAATTGGATTTTTACCAGGAGATCATGAAGACAAAGCAGATATATATCAAATACCATATAAAAATATGGTAAAATATATGTTTCAAATGCCATCTGATGCCGATTTTGAGATGTTATATGGTAATTTGAAAGCTCAAGAAACAATTAAGTTTTGGAGCACCTCATTTTTAAGAGGAACAACACTTGATAATTGTATTGTCTTTGTAGATGAATTTCAAAACTTGAATTTTCATGAATTAGATAGTATAATAACAAGAGTTGGTGAAAACAGTAGAATATGTTTTTGTGGTGATGCCACTCAAACTGATTTACAAAAAACTAATGAAAAAAATGGGATTATTGATTTTATGAAAATTGTTCGCACTATGCCTTCTTTTGATCTTATCGAATTTGGTATAGAAGACATTGTTCGCTCTGGTCTTGTTAAAGAATACATCATCGCTAAAATGCAATTAGGTATGTAATGTTTGATTTTGTTAATTTAAATCTCCCCAAATTAGAAAGGGAGACAATCGAGGGAGTTCGTTATTATTCTGTTCCAGATAATGATGAATTATTAAAATTAGTTTCTATTACTTCAATTACAAGTCACTATAATAAAGAGATTTTTGTTAATTGGAGAAAAAAAGTAGGAAATGAAAAAGCGGATCGTATCACAAAGGCGGCTACCAGTCGTGGCACTGATATGCATACTTTGACAGAAAATTATCTTAAAAATAATGAACTACCGCCAGTTCAACCGATGGCAGAGTTTCTATTTAAGATTTCTAAATCTAAATTAAACAACATAAATAATATACACGCACTAGAAGGATCTCTCTATAGTAAACAACTTGGTATTGCGGGAACCGTTGATTGTATAGCAGAGTATGCGAATGAGTTAGCGATAATCGATTTCAAAACTTCAAAAAAACCAAAACCACGAGAGTGGATCGATCACTATTTTGTTCAATGTATGGCATACGGTTGTATGTTATATGAACTGACTGGGATTACCGTAAAAAAATTGGTCATTATCATGGCTTGTGAAAATGGAGAGTGTGTCGTCTATGAAGAAAGAGACAAATCAAAGTACATCAAACTTCTTACAAAGTACATCGAGAAGTTTATTAGGGATAAATTGGAACTCTATGGAACCAAATAAAGAACTAGAAAAAGCGATTGCGAGTAAATTTCTAACTCCGCAAAAATTTGCACAAGAAATTGAGACTATCGTGGCAGAGGAAAATCTCAATTATATTGATGCAATTTTGCACTATTGCGAAATTAACAATCTTGAGGTAGAATCTATAAAGAAGGTTGTTTCAAAACCCTTGAAGGAAAGACTCAAATGGGATGCAACAAGACTCAACTTCATGAAGAAGACTTCTCGTGCTAAACTTCCATTATGAAAATTTCCCAATCGGACTTGACACACCATCGTTTACAAGCAATGCTTCGAGAGCATAAATTTCATGACCTCGAATATCTTGGAAAACGTGAAAGTTATAAATCAGGAAAACTAGAACACTGGTATCGTATCGGTGATAATGAAGTTCCTGTTGATGCAATTACACAATTAGAATCACATGATGTTGAAGACGAAAGTGACTCCGTTTGAGACTTACCAAACATATCTTTCGATGAAAAGTCATTTTACGAATCGTAAGTATGACTTTTTTAAGTATGGTGGTAAATCAAGAGCGACTGTCACTTCATTTAATAAAAGAAAAGACAAGTATTGGTTTGAAAAAACATCAAGAAAATATTCGGATCAGGAGATAACTGATTTTCTTCTTGCAAACTTCGTGACCACTGACACACCACAAAATTTATGGATTGGAGAAATAATAAACTCTGGAGAAAGAAATTACGCAGATTGGATGAGACGACAACAGAGTTTAACATACTTGTTCAAAGAACAATCAAAGGAATTGCTCTCGGAAAAAAAATTGGAAGATCTATTCAACTGCTCGAAAGGACATCCAGTGATACTAAAAAAATATCTGGGTGGAAATATCAGTTTAGAAACATTCGCAATTTTCGAGAAAATATTTTCTTTTGGAAAAAATTTTGATAATAAACTCAAGGATCCAGTGTGGGAATCCGTAAGTCTTAAATTGAAAAAATATCTACCTTTCCTAAATATTAATGTGTTTCAATATAAAAAATTTTTACGGGAACTAGTCAATGAGTAAATTTTTCGATTCAGAAATAATACGTGAAGAGTTACGTGAAATTAACGAACTTCAAGAAACTGTCTATGGAAGTCTTTTTTCTTTTGCAGGTATGTCTCGTGAGGATCGTATTGAACATATTGACCTGTTAGTTGACTTGTTGGAGAGACAAAAAATTATGTATACTCGACTGTCTCTTTCTGATGATCCAGATGCAAAACGAATGAAAGAGGAACTTAAAAAAAGTATCACTCTCATGGGTTTTCCTGATGGGACAGACATGCAGTTTCTTTTTAATGCAATGCACAAGACAATTCAGTCTCTACGATTGGCTATTGACCAATAAGAGATTCTTTGTTATACTATAAAAGTAATCTACCAAATCTAATTAATCCGAGGTATCCAAAAATGTCGTTTGCTAATCTTAAAAAGCAATCAAAGCTAGGTTCTTTGACAGCTAAACTTGTTAAAGAAGTCGAAAAAATGAATAACACAGGAGGATCTACTGATGATCGTCTGTGGAAACTTGATGTTGATAAAGGTGGTAATGGATATGCCATTATCCGTTTTTTACCTGCTCCTAATGGTGAGGATCTTCCATTCGTGAAGTTATATTCTCATGCATTTCAAGGACCAGGCGGATGGTATATTGAAAACTCTTTGACAACTTTAGGACAAAAAGATCCAGTATCAGAATATAATACCGAACTCTGGAATAATGGAACAGATGCGGGAAAGGAGACAGCGAGAAAACAGAAACGTAAGTTAACTTACATATCTAACATCTACGTTGTTAAGGATCCAGCAAATCCAGAAAATGAAGGGAAAGTATTTCTCTTTAAATATGGAAAGAAAATCTTTGATAAACTCACCGCAGCGATGCAACCAGAGTTTGAAGACGAAGAAGCAATTGATCCATTTGATTTCTGGCAAGGTGCTAATTTCAAGTTAAAAGCAAAAAATGTGGCAGGATTTAGAAACTATGATAGTTCTGAATTTGCAGCAGTAAGTCCTTTACTTGAAGATGATGATGCACTTGAAGGTTTATGGAAAAAACAATATTCTCTTGCAGAGATTGTTGCTACCGACCAATTTAAAACTTATGATGAACTTAAAAAACGTTTAGAAAATGTTTTAAGAGTGACAAGTTCACGACCATCAGATCCAGAAGTCTTTGAAGAAGAGACAAATCGTGGATCAGTAAGAGAACTTGAAGATTTAAGTGAAGGTATTTCAAGACCCAAAGAACCAGTATCACTTGCTAGTGATGAGGATGATGATGCTTTATCTTATTTTGCTAAATTAGCAGAATCCTAATAAGAATTCATAAGGTTGGAATTTTCAGTCGTCGCAGTCGTTTCATCAACGTATTGCGACGATTTATCATATACCATGATATCTCTAAAATCATTCAGGAATTGTTGTAAATATTCAAGTCTTAAAATTTGTATTTGACGTTTTTTATTGTTTTCACGAGTTTCATGTTCATAGTGACTAATACCAGTTCTTATATTTTTTCCAGAAACTGATTGACGACCACCATCAAAGTAAGTAAATATAAAATCTTCATCAACAATTTTACCTTTTGGTAGTATGATTCGTCCATCTGAATTTTTTATTTCTTTAGATTCGTAATATTTTACATTATTTAAGTTAGTTCCATATTTTTCAAGTGCAAAGTCATATATCTCTTTGTCAGATAGAGGCCATTCATTTCTAACATTTATGATACCTGCTGTTAATATAACAACCCAATCAAGTTCTGGTGATCCATACTCTTCATCAGCAACCATATCTGGTCTATAATTCATTGGAATTTGATAATAATTAAAAACAGTAAAATTATTTTTTAAATCATCACGTAATTTAATTCTACGAAAAATATTTTTCACCTCTATTGTATTAAGAGATGAAAAATTATCCGACATATATGACGGATAAATTAAATTTGGAAATTCTCTGAAAAAACTCATTAGAAACCTACTCCTCCATCTTCATCGTAATCCACATCATATATTGGTTCAAGTTCTTTGAATGTTAAATCCATGACCATTGAAACTGGTGTTCCATCAGCGTATGTCATGTGTGATGCTTCTCCTGTATAATTCACTGATATATCAGTTAAGAAACACTGTTTGAATCTATGTAGGAAAGGATGATCACTATTACCAGTTCGATATCTTAAATTAAAAACGTTTGGAGTTTTTAAGAAAAATGAACCACCCTGACCAGATGATGCTTTTGTCTTTACCGCCATGTTACTTTTTAATGATCGTATAATTAATCTGACTTGTTCTGCTTCTTTTTCGTTTCGAGGCATCATTTTATATGAAAATTTAAAATTTCTTAATGTAGGACCATTAAATAAAAGTTCCATATTTGGATTAAATATTTCACCATTCTCTCTTGCCATTAATTGATCGATAGTTATGTTCCCCCCTAACATTCCAACTGCTTGAGTTGTAAGTTGTTTCTTTAAAATATCAGCAGCCGTATCAGCACCTCCGACACCAGCTACAAATTCATTTTTTGCTTTTGCAACAGATTGTTTGACCTGATCACCATATGCCTCTGCACCTTTCGTAAAGTCAGCATCCATTAAATTTCTGATTCCAGTTGCTGCAGTTGCTTGTAAACTTCCTAATTTACTGCTACCATAATCTACCGAGTTTCCATCCTGTACTGAATTGGGCACTGGTAATAAAATAGTTCCCGTGTTTTTTAACGCTTTCGTTGCAAGTCCTCTAGGTCTTGTGCTTCCAACTACTTTGCTACCTTGTATTCTACGACCACCAGATGCTGGATTTGATACTAAACTACCACTACTCTGTTTAACAGATTTATATTCTACAATATCGATTTGTAAATAATCTGTATGTGCTGTGAGTGCTTCATATGGATACCTTAATATTCCACCAACAGATGCTCTTTTTGGTTTATTTTGTGTTCTATTATTTGTATTTTTATTTTTTATGACAGGTTGATCTCCACCCTCTGTCAGTTTCTCAACTGGTTTTGGTGTGACATTAGTATTTACAGACGGATTAGAATCTCCATAGATAGCGACTCTTCTACCTCTTCTATTAGTCCTATAACCTATGATTTCTCGTGCCATCTATATTTTTTTTAACTATTTATACGTATTTTACCAAAAGGCAGTGTTTGTAAATCTCTAATCTCATTTGGGTAAATTTTATGTAGACTTCCAACCACTTCTTCAAAGGTATATTGCCTTGATTGCCCCCAATGAAAATTGATTCCACTGAAACCCCATGAAAATATATTTGTGACAGCAACAAATGGATGTGCGTCATAACGAAGACTCGATGTTTTTGGTTGATATATGAAAGTGTAATAATTACCAATACTTGGAACTGATTCTGTTTCACTGCATACTTCAAGAATTTCTGCCATCAATACATCAGGATCCTCTATACCTATTAATTCATTTAAAACTGGACTGATTCGACTCATTTGATTCCAAGTTCATTTTCTGTTAAGACTTTAAATTCCCATAATCTATCTTTACAAAATTCTCTTGCTGCTTTCCACTTTGCTTGATTACGAGCATACTCATAAACTTCATAGATGTATCCTTTTGTTTTTCTTTTTTTAACTTGAGGTTCAACTGTTTGTTTAAAAGGTTTCACTTCAATCAAGTATTTTTTAATATGACCAGTAGATTCCCTCACTTTAATATAAAAATCAGGAAAGTATCTATGAATCTTGTTATCAACAGGAGAACGATATGGTAGTGCGATCTCCTCACTTCCCCACTCTAATACATTTGTATTTTTATCACAGTAGACCATGAATTTTTTCTCCCACAATGATCTGTAAATGATGTTTGTAGGATCTCCCTTGTACTTTTTAATGAAAGTTGGTCTAAACTTACCTTTATATGACATAAATAGAAATAATATAGAAAGTCTTAATAGGTATTTAGAGTGTCAAAACCTATAGTTAGAAACATTACCATGTTTGGTGCAAAAGAGGCATTGACCCCTCTTGCACAGTCAAATTATTTTCAAGTGAGTTTTTCTACACTTAAACCATCAGTCACAAATCATCTTTCATCAATGGGAATTGCAAATGTAAGAGATTTTATTTCCAGAAAAAGTGGTATATTGTGTAATGAAGCATCTCTTCCAGCATCTGCCTTTACAACTGGAGAGGTAAAAGGTGATTTCATGGGTGTTCCTCAAGAATTTGCACACACGAGAATTTATACTGACATAGATTTTACATTTTACATAGATGAAAATTATACAAATTTGAGAATTTTTGAAGGTTGGATGGATTATATTTCAAGTGGTTCTAATGTGAGTGAGAGTCAAAAGGGATTTTATCGTAGAGTTCAGTATCCAGATTCATATAAATGTGATACAATGTATGTAACTAAATTTGAAAAGAACTTTAGAAGAAGATTAGATTATCAATTTATAAACGCATTTCCGAAATCTATAACTTCTATACCTGTATCATATGGTACTGCTGAAATCCTTAAAGTAACTGTTAGTTTTAATTATGACAGATACATCATGGACGTAGGTAGTATAAATAACTAAACTGAATTGTATCAGACATTATGCCTTTACCTAAAATTAATACGCCAACTTATGAGTTGGTATTACCTTCAACTGGTAAAAAAATAAAATATCGTCCGTTTCTTGTTCGTGAAGAGAAAATTCTTATAATGGCACTTGAGTCAGAGGATATGAAACAGATTACAAACGCAATCGTTGAAATATTAGATGCTTGTATTATGACGAAGGGTGTTAAAATAAGTAATTTATCTACCTTTGATATGGAATATTTGTTCTTAAATGTTCGTGGTAAGTCAGTTGGAGAAACTATAGAAGTAAATTTATTATGTCCTGATGATGAAAAAACACAAGTTACAACTGAAATAGACATTGATACAATAAAAATTAAGAAAGATAAGTCACATAAAAATATTATTAAACTTGATGATGAACTTTCTATGAAAATGAAGTATCCATCCTTAAATCAATTTGTAGAAAATAATTTTGACACAACGGAAAGTGCGAGTTCTGATATAACAACAACGATGGGAATGGTAACTTCTTGTATTGATATGATATATAATGCAGAAGAAAGTTGGGGTGCAAATGATTCAACAAAGAAAGAACTTGAAGAATTTGTTGAGCAATTGAATACAAAACAATTTAAAGAAATTGAAAATTTCTTTGCAACCATGCCAAAACTTACACATACAGTTAAAATAACAAATCCAAAAACAAAAGTTGAATCTGACGTAGTGTTGGAGGGTTTAGCTGCTTTTTTCAGTTAGGTATGTCTCATACGAATCTTGAGTCATACTATAAAATAAATTTTGCCTTGATTCAGCATCATAAATACTCTTTAACGGAGATTGAAAATATGATTCCGTGGGAGCGTGAAATTTACGTTTCATTACTACAACAATACATTGAAGAGGAAAACCTAAAAGCACAACAAAGTGGAAGCCATTAATCCTGAAGTCATTCCTTCAAACGTAAAACTAAATGTAACAAACCTCAAGAGTATATTCACTGGGGGTGATGGAGGTGGTAGTGCAATAGTAAAAAAAAGTGGTGGTGGTCTTGGATCCTTAAGAGGTGGTTCTATAATACCAAGTCCTAGTGGAGCACTTACGACTGAAAATTTACAGCAGACTGAAACTCAAGATGAAAATATTTTTGATATAATTGCAAAGATAGAAAAAAAGATTTCGATTAACTCATTTAAAATAACAAAGTTAAAAGATATATTGAAAGTAAGTCGAAATAATCGAGCACAGGGATCTGATATTGACGAAATTTCACTTGCAATACAAAGTATTAGTAGTGTGCTTGCAAAAGATTTTGCATTTAGAATTGATCAAGGACAGCAGGAAAATGATAATTTAAGAACAAAACTAGAAAAAGAAGGTCGTAAAGAGGAAGAGCAAAAATTAGAGGGAAAGAGAAAAAGTTTATTTACAGGTATTAAAGAAACTACAAAGAAACTTTTACAACCAGCGGTAGGTTTATTTGATAAGATAAAAGAATTTCTATTAACAATTTTTGCAGGTCAATTAGTCACTGGTGCTTTTAGTTGGTTGTCGGATGAGGCGAATCGAAAAAAATTAGAAAAGGTTTTTGATTGGGTTGTTAATAATTTTAAATGGTTAGTTGGTGGAGTCGTTCTTGTAGGTGTTGCACTGGCAATCCGAAAGATTATGAAAATAGTCAAAGCGATTCGAGGTGTAATAAAGGTAATCAGAAATGCTTTTAGACTTGCAAAATCAATATTCAAGTATGGACCGAAACTTGGTAAGGCAATTACAAGATTAAGTATCGCTGTCGGTGGTAAAAAAGCAGGTAAGATAGCAGCAAAAATAACAGGTACGACTTCTAAAAATATTGGAAAAAAAGTAATCGCAAAAACAGGAAAGAAGATCGCTGCAAAAACTTTAACAAAAACTGCGGGGAAGGCAGGTGCTAAATCTCTTCTTAAGAAAATACCATTTGTGGGTCTTGGATTGGGTGCTGTATTTGCAATTGATAGAATGAGAAAAGGTGACTGGGGCGGTGCGTTATTAGAACTAGGATCTGGTGCTGCATCTATGATACCTGGTGTTGGAACCGCTGTATCACTCGCTGCTGATGCTGCTTTAGTCGCGAAAGATGTGAATGATGCTAGTAATATGGAAGCAAGAGAGACTGGAGGATCAGTTTCTAAAGATAAATCATATCTTGTCGGTGAACGTGGAGCGGAAATATTTAAACCAAATACTGCTGGAACTATTATTCCAAATAAACAAACCGAAGATATTGTAAGTAAATTGGGACCTGTGGGAGAGGGTACTACAGAGATAGTCCAAATGGATTTAGGCACGGAAAAAGATAAAATGCCAGAACAACCTCCATTATCTCTTGGTATAACAAATATTATGGAAGATATAAATTCTGTGAACGTATTGAATCCATACATGAATAAGATAAAAGAAAAATATAAAATAAAGGTATAATATGTTAAAAGAAAAAGTAAAAAAATTAAAAATAAATGTAACTAATCTTCGTAGTAGTTTAACTGATGCGAATAAGACTCTTGCAGACATACGTGCCGAAAAAAAATCATTGATAGAAAAACAAATTCAACAACAAAAAGTTAAAGAAAAAGAGGAAAAATTAACATTAAAAAGATCACCAATTCAGAAAGTAGGTGATGCAGCTAAAAATGCTGCTAAAAGTGTGATGGGATTTTTTGAGAAGGTAATTCAATTTGGTGCAACAATATTAATAGGTCAATTAATTACAGCATTGCCAGGTTTGATAGAAAAATTTAAAGAGTGGAAGGAGCGAAATAAAAATTTGATTAATTTTGCATTTAAGACACTGCAAATAGTTGGCACAGGTCTTAAAAATATAACTGAATTTTTTACAGGTGTTAATTTTGAAGATCAAGATAAAAGAAAACAAGAGATAAACAAAGAGGTAGAAACACTGAACAAAAATCTTGATGTTGTTGATAAAGAGACAGAGGAATTTGGTGGTGAATCCACGAAAGAAGAAGAAAAAGGGTCTGATAATGTAAATGAAAATAAAGATTTTAACAAATCTATTGGTAAAGAAAATAATACAAAAATAGAAAAAGATCCAGAGGATAAAAAAACTACTATTTCAAGGGGATCTGGATCAGATGTAAAATTAGATTCAACTGAAAGAGATGGTGAGGGTGTATTACCTGAAGAGGATCGTAAGAGATTTAAATTATCAGATAAAAAATCTGAATTAGAAAAAAAACTTGCTGCAGCTTATATAAGGAAAGATGAATATATAAAATCAGGTGATATTAATAAAATATCTGGAGTCAATCGAAAAATAACCTTTTACGAAAAAGCTCTTGGTATTATAAATCGAACAGTGATGATTAAATCAAATGATCAGAGTCAAAGAATTGATACAATAAAATCCAAATCAACAAACACAAAAACAAATACAAAGATTATTGTCGCTACGAAAACCATTGAAAAAATTGTTCCTGTCGATAATCCTGTACCTGTAGGAGGTAAATCATAATGGCAAACGCAGCAGCTGCAGCATCAAAATATGAGGAGATTGTTATCTCTCGTACAAAAAAGAGAAAGAGACAATCTTTCACAAGAAGTGTAAATGGAAAGGTTACAAGTTTCAGTTATTATGAAAGTGTATACTCACCAGCAGTTACAGCAAGTGTCACATATGTTGAATCCTCTGAATCTGCGAAAAATTTACACAAAATATCTGGTAATGAAGATTTTACTTTTAAAATAGAAACAAAATATGGAACTTTAGATTTTAATAGGAAAAATTCAAATTCAGGGATGAAGGTAAAAGCAGCTCCCCAAATCGGTAGAGAATCTAATCGTGAGGCAATATTATTGGATTTAGTTTCAAAATGGGAAATGAAAAACAAAACTTCTGCCATATTTGATAAGTACAGTAATCTAACCATTAGCGATTCAGTATCTACAATTTTAAAAAAGAAATTAGGTATCGATTCTGATTATTTTGATATCGAAGCAACAAAAAATATGTATGATTTCACAGGAAAGGGTAAAACTGCTTTTGAATTAATTACAGATCTAGCAAGAAAAGCTGTCCCTGTCAAGGGTGATCCTGGTTATTTTTTCTATGAAACTCAAGATGGATTTAATTTTAAATCAATTAATTCTCTAGTATCACAAGAACCAAAACAAGTTTATGTTTATAATGGTTCCTTTAGAGCAGATCAAAAAGGTGATGAAAACGATTTTAAAATTTTAAAAGCACCAAATTTTCTTAAGGATCAAGATGTGATTCAAGCGATTGAATCAGGGACATATGCGAGTCGTAATATTTTCTTTAATCCTTTTAATAAAAAGTATGTAGAAAAAATTTACAAAATTAGTGATACGGGTGGCATTGACCAAGCACTAGGTAATAGTGAAGATGTAGAATTAGAATTACAAGGTTTTAATCTAACAAATATACACATTCTTGATGTTGGAAGTTATAAAGTTGGAGTTAGCACATCTATTAATAATACTCCAGCAGAATGGCAAGCAAAATCATCAATGAGATATAATATACTTCATTCTCAAATTGTTGAAATAATGGTTCCATGTAATATTGAATTAAGAGCAGGTGATGTTATCAAACTTGAAATTGAAGCTTTGGCAGATGAAAAATGTAGTGAAGGTATAGATAAGAGACAGAGTGGTAAATATCTTATTTTACATTTGTGTCATTATTTTGACTCTAATAAATCAGTGACATCATTAACACTCGCTCGTGATACATATGGTTTACACGTAAGTAAAAAATGAATAATAACGTTTTCATAGGAAAAGTCGTATCTTTTGATAATCAAGCAGATCAAGTCACTGGTCAAGGTTGGGGATGGAGATACAAGGTTCGTATTTTAGATCATTACTCTGAACAAGATGGAATTGAAGATAGGGATGTTGTATACGCGATGGTTTTATTACCTGCTACTGCTGGTAGTGGAGCAAGAGAAATGATGCAAACACCGAGAATATCTCAAGGTGATACTGTAATAGGTAGATTTCTTGCTGATGACAATATGGCACCCATAATTGATGGTGTTTTACCAAGAACAAAAAGTGATGAAATAGGTGATGGTAAATTTGATCAGACAAAAGGATTTACAAATGGAAGCACAGAGGGAATATTAGGTGGACAAGAATTTAATGAAAACGATAATGTCAGCACACCTGGTTTAAAAACATGTAAAGGTGTACAAAAAGGTGGAGGAAAGGGAAGAAATGTGCCTCAAGTGTCATTGCAAAATTTAGGTATTGATCCAAATTTACCACCACAAGTTAATGCCATTAAGAAACCACGAGTGGTTGAGGAGATTGAAGAACTTAAGGAGATTGAAAATATTGCGGATTTAAACTTTGAAATAACCTGATAAATAAGTATAATATAAAACTCTTATAATGACAGAAGCACAACTCTCAATATCTGAAGAGCAAATCCAAGCATATAAGAAATTAATAGAACTTAACCCACCAAATTGGGATGGTGCTATTAAGGAGATTAAATCTGTCTTTCCTGATTTAGCTGAAGTAAATCCTTTAAATCAAGAGCAGATTGATAAACTGTCTATTAGTGATCAAATCAAAAGATTTAAACAATTAGAAGAATATAAAAAACCAACTAAAGTATGTGTAGAACCATTGTCACCAAATCTTGGTCAACTTGTTTCAGGTGCAAATCCATGTAAAAATAATTTTTTCGATAATGTTGATATAAGTTTGAAGAACTTTTTTAATAAAGTTACTGAAATTGATGGTGCTGGTTTAAATCTTGCAAGTGACATGAAATCGGTGACTAATGAGATATCAAACGCAAGCACTGCTTTTACTGGACAGATAACAAATGCATTATCTGATAGTTTAATAGGTTATATAAAAGGTGGATTATCAGGCATTGAAGCAAAAACCTTTGCAGAATTTGCTGCTAGTGGTAGACCAGTAACAGCTGCCATTGCACAAATTACAAAACTACAGGAGGGTATGATTGAACCCTCTGCAAAAATGTTTAGTGGATTAGATTGTTTAGGATCAAAAGTATCAGATGCATTAAAAGGTACAATCGAAGACATGCTTACTGGTATGATAAAAAATGTTACAAATGTTCCTACGTGTGCGGTGCAACAATTCACTGGTGCAATAGCAGGTAAAATAAACAAAGAAATAGATCAGGTAATGACACCTCTCATCAATCCAATATCAAATACCTTTAGTGGTCTTGGAATAGAGGGTGGACTTTTTAGTGTTAAGGATTTCATATCTGGAGGTGTTGATACTATATCAAAGGCATCTGATCTTTTTAAATGTGGTGGTGGAGATACGTGTGTTTCAAGTAATGTATATAAAATGGGTGTTGGTTTAAGACCTGCTAGATCAAACAAACAACAACAAAATTTAATTGATGGAGCATTATCACTTGGAACTCGAATGACTGATGGAGTTTCAAATAAAATTGGAGAATTTGAAGAAGAATACGGTCAATGGAGTATTTTCGGAACACAGGTAGGGACACCAAGTGGATTGGAACCATGTAATACAACAAATATTTTTAATTGCGGACCTCCTAAAATAGAATTTTTTGGTGGAGATGGAAGTGGTGGTGCTGGTGAAGTTATTCTGGGTAAATTCATAGACAAGTTAGATGTAGATGACATATTTGGATCTTTCTCTAGAACTGCGAGTATTGCTGGAGTTAGAATCACAAAACCAGGTTCTGGATATACAACAGCACCATTAGTGTCATTTACTGATTCATGTGGTCAAGGTTATGGTGCATTTGGTAGAGCAATAATTGATCAGAATCAAAATTCACCCACTTTCGGACAAATTAAAGATGTTATCATAATCAGTGAAGGTGAAAATTATCCTGTTGCAGAATATACAACAGGTAAAGGTGGTATTCAAGAATTGTTTATTAGTAAAGTAATTGTTGACAATCCAGGTATTAATTATAAACCCGAAGACTTTATCACTGATGATAATCTTAAATTAATACTTAAAGATGATGGAAGTGTTGCTGGAGTGGATGTAGTAGAGCAGATACCAACTGATATTTTACCAACAATAAATATTTCTACAAGAACTGGATCAGGTGCGATTTTACGACCAGTGATTTCAATTGAAAGATCAACAAGAGAAGAAAGGTTAATTCAAGTGATAGATTGTATCTTACCAAAGGAAAATTATCAGATTATTGAATCAGAGGAGTCAATTGCTCCTGAAATTTCGATTGATACATTAGTTGAAACTCCTCCAGAGCAAATGAATGAAGTTGTGACATCTGAAGAGGAAGCAGATGACATGGTATCAACAACTTCAACATCTGAAACACCAATTTCAACTACTTACGAAACAACAACAACATCAACAACACAAACATCTACACCAGAATCTCCAAGTCAGTCAAACGAATCTTCTTCACCTCCTGCATCCACACCACCATCTTCGCCACCATCGTCACCACCACCATCACCACCACCATCACCACCTAGTGGTGGAGGATATGGAGGAGGATATTAATGTCATCACAAGAAAAAAGACAAATTAATGCTTTTGGTCCGAATTGTTTTATAGAAACAGGATCGAATGAGATGGGTGCTGCAGGTAATACTGCGATGGCACTATGTTCAAAGAATGATTCTGGACATCAATTCAACGTAACACAACATGGTAGTGGTTTAGCACGTATCCATAGTGATGGAACTTTGGAAATAGCTGCTGGACAATTGGAAAATGCTGTTCAATCAAATGATGGACAAGCGATCATGATTCAGACAAATCATGGAAAGTTTGATATTGTTGTAAAAAATAATTCATTAAACATTAAAGCAACTAATATTACAATTGATGCAGAGGATACTTTAGTTTTGCAAGGGAATAATGTAAGAATTGGTAGATCTGAAAAGAACACCTCCACAAGTAATGTAGACATACATGGTAATCGTGTTCATATTCATAATCCTCGTGATGGTAACATGGCAATTGTATTAAGAACTCATAATATGTTTTCAGCTTTTGCTGGAAGTTATGTTAGTTTAGCTAAAGTTGCGTCGAAAATTGGGGCAGGAGGATTTTTCTGATGGCAGTTAATGCAGACCAGACATTTTCAGGTGACTCTATTTTTGAGAACATTTATGTTCATGGTAAGTTAGTCGCACCAGAAGAGGCAGTAAGTATATTCAGACAAATACTGGTTAAAGAAGGTATACAAATAACTGGTGATCGTGGATTACCTGGAAAATTTGGAAAAATTCCTGCATTACAAGCTGCTGGTAATGTAAAAATCATGGGTGCCATATATGATGAGCTAGATGGTTCATGGGATAATTGGGACGAAACTGGAGAGTTTACTGGAACCACTGGAAGTCTTCTTGTGACAGGGGTATCAACATTTGCGTCTGCACAAGTTGCTGATAATCAATTTCATATTGGTTTTGGAGGAACTGTTTTAACTGCAACAACTGGAATTGGATCTGTTGGTATTGGTGGAACAACAAATCCTGAACAAGCACTTGATGTTCGTGGAAGTGTAAAAATTGATAATGATATATTTGATTCAACAAATTCATCTGGAGTTAATGGTGCTTATTTAAATCAAGATGCTGGTGGTATACGTTGGATAACTGTTACACCAGGAAATGCAGCGAGCATTCTTGTTCAGGATGAGGGTGTATATCTACAAAATGCTGGAGTGGCAGCTACTTTTACTGCTTTAAATTTTGTACAACTTAATAGTCTTGGTCTTGGAACTGATACACTAATACCAATTCCAGATCCAAGTAATCCTGGTTTTATTGCAAGAATACAAACTAAAGATTTATGGGGAACTAGTGGATCTGGTAGTAATTCATCCATTTACAGGATGACTAATGTGGGTATTCAAAATAATAATCCATCATCTACTTTAGATGTAACAGGAACATTTCATGTTTCAGGTTCTGTTGATTTCGATTCATCACTTAACCTTGACGGACCAGCGATATTTAATAGCACAATGCAGTTAGGTGGTAATGCTACATTACAATCTGATTTGAACGTGCAAGGTGCTGGTGATTTTGACACCACATTGAACGTAGATGGTTCAACCACACTCAATTCAACTCTTGATGTTGATGGGAGAACTGATCTTAATAGTGAGTTAGAAGTAGATGGAGCAACAGTTCTAAAAAATACTTTAACGGTTGAAGGTGAAGCTGACTTCGATAATTCACTCAACGTAGATGGAGAAACAGTTTTAAATGGAAGTGTAGAACTTAATAGTATTTTAAAAGATATCAATAATGACGATGGAGTTGGTGCTGCACAAACTGATTATAGATTATCATCAGTTGGATCTGGTGTATCATGGAGACCATCTGGTGTTCAAACAAAGAGAACATTATGGGTTACAAAGAACGGGATGGATAGTAATAGTGGACTGCTAGAAGGTGATGCTAAATTTACTGTTGCTGCTGCAGCTGCCATTGCTGAACCAGGTGACACGATTAAAATAAGATCAGGAGTTTATAATGAGGCAAACCCGATAGGATTAAGAACTGATGTAGCGATTTCAGGTGAAGATTTAAGACTTGTTACTATAGTGCCTAATAATCCAAATAAAGATGTTCTGCATGTAAGAAGAGGTTGTTTGGTAGAAAATTTAAGTTTCGCAGGTATATCTCATGCAACAGATCACTCTGGATGTGGTTCAGTTGCTTTTCCACCTACTGAAAATTCTGATAAAGCAATTAGTGGTTATATTGCTTTAGGTCCTGCGAATGAAGGTCCAAGTGGTAGATGGAGATCACCTTACATAAGAAACTGTACAAACTTCATGACTGGAAGTATCGGTATGAAGATAAATGGTGATCATGCAAACGCAGCATTTACGGGAATCAATAGTTTAGGTCAAGATTTGAAATCTATGGTATGCGATTCATTCACACAATATAATGAAGCAGGTATTGGTGTATCAATTACGAATGATGGATATGCTCAATTAGTTTCAATATTTACGATAGGATGTGAAAAAGGTATCTACGTTGATTCTGGTGGACAATGTGATCTTACAAACTCTAACTCATCATTTGGTATCTTTGGTTTAGTTGCTGATGGTGTTGGTGATACGCAATTTACTGGAACTGTAAACACTGCCACAGTTGCGGAGGGTGATTCATTTGTATTGAACAATGTTAAAGATGATCTTAATAATGTAAGAAAACCATTTGATGGACAAGCATTCTTCTTTAAATTAAATTTAGATGATTATGCTGACACAGCATTAGGTAAAACAGGAATCACAACAGCTCCACTTAATTTAGTCAGAAGCATCAAGATTACAGATGGTGGATCAGGATACAGTCAGACTGCTCCACCAAACGTGACAATTACTGCACCAGCAGGTCCTGAAGCGATACTTGCAGAGCTATCTGCGAACGTAAGTGCAGCAGGTACAATTACCTCTGTTGATGTGATTGCAAGTGGTAGAAACTTCTTACCAACTGGTGTGGGTGCGAATCAGCAAGATGTAACTATATCATTCTCAAGTGGATCAGCAACTGCTGTTGCAGAAATGGATCCGATATTCTTTACTGTAGAAACAGCAACCGAACCAACAAACGCTGGATTGACCACTGTTACTTTTAATGAGTTTGTTCCATATGCAGTCTCTGCTGGTTCAAGTAGTGAATTTAAGAGGATCAGTCGTATCATCACGAGTTCCCATTCATTTGAATACATAGGTGCTGGTACAGATATAAATAGTTCCAACCCTTTCCAAGGTGGTGAACCTATACCTGAAAATGAAATTGTTGCAATAAATGGAGGTCAAGTCCCATTTACCAGTACTGATCAAAAAGGTAATTTCAGAATCGGTCAAGGTCTAACAGTTGATCAGACTACTTCTACAATTCGTGGAAGAGATTTCAACAGAGCGATTCAAGCACAGTTAACACCATTAATATTAGCATTGAGATAAATGGCAATTGCACCAGTAAATAAATTTATATCATTGGCTGTACCTGTAGCACCAGGTGAACAAAAGTTATATGAAGTTCCAACAGGAGCGTCCTCCCTTTTGTTATACGCACAAGTATCCAATGTAGGAATCAATACATATCCAACAGTTACACTTATACAACGTAGAGAATCAAGAAGCACAAATAATAAGAGAGATATAAGAATTATAAAAGATATTGAGATACCACCAAATGATGCAGCGATTCTAATTGATGGTAGATTAGTTTTAGAAAAGACAGCAACAACGATTGATAGATTATTCATCAAAGGTAATCAGACAGGTATAACTACGATTACAAATGTTATATATGATGAACCATCTGGTATCGCCACAGTCACCACAATGGATCCTCATGGTTTATCTTCGGGTGATGGAGTAACTCTTGCAGGTATTGCATTTACATGTTCAAGTAACGCTGGTCTTACCACATCAATATTTCCAGATCCACAACAATCTTATATTGTCGACCTTGTAGGGTTCACTACAGAGTTCTCTGCAGTCGTTGGAAGTTCAAAAAACTACAAACATTTTTATAATCCAGCGATACATTTCTTTGTAAGAGCAAGGGAAAATGCTATCAGTGTAGTTGGTGGAAGCACATTCTCTGTAACGAATGTCATATATGATGGTAGATCTGGTATGACTACTTTCACAAAAGCGAGTCATGGACTATCAGCACCAACAGCAGTGACCGCAGGTGCTGGAACAACTTACAGTCCAACTGTGGGTATCTTGACTGTGACAGCAAACAATCATGGATTCTCAAATGGTGATCTTGTTAAATTGGAAGATGGTGCAATAACATTCAGTTGTGATTTAGATAATCGTGCAACAACACATCCATACCCAAGATATGGTGATCCAGCAAGTAAAAAATATTTACCAATATCAAATGTAACTACAAACACATTCCGTCTTGATGTAGGAACATCATCAAATACAAGCCAACATTACTTTGAAGCAGGAGCAACTAATGGAGTTAAAAAAGCAAATAGTATTGTGGGTATTGCTACAACTTCCATAGTGTTTACATGCACACAGGATAATAATTCAACTGAACACGCATATCCAAGAACTACAGATTACGCCCATAATCGTAATCTTGGTGTAGATTCAGTCACAACGGACACATTTGCAGTCTATGTTGGCGTATCATCAAGTGGTGGTTTGGTTGCTCCATTACAGATGGAGTTTATAGCAAGTATTCTAGAAAATAGCACGACATAATTATGACCAAGTATTTGAGTGGCAGAGTCAAGATAAGAGATCATACTGGTCTAACAACTGACAGATACAAATATCTTGGACTCGATCAAGCAGAACCAAATTTAGGAAATCCAATTGGTACATTGCCAAATGTGCCATCTGGCACTCAATTTCAAATTGTTGCGATTCCGTCAAGACCTGGCGAAAGATTTTGGGTTCCAATTCAGGGTGGATTAATTCCAGGTTCTATAAGTGTATTTGATGAAGGAACACTTGTAGGAACTTTAAGTAGTATCACTCAACTAAATTTTGCTGGAACAGGTATTGGAGTAAGTGCAAATAACTTGGGAATTGCTGCTACGATCACAGTAGCACCACCTGGTGCCGATAATAGTGTTCTATTTAAAGATAGTGGCGACTTTGCAACATCATCAGGACTGACATTTGATGATTCAACTGATTTATTATCAATCGGTGGTGCATTAGATATCAACAATGGTTCAAGATTTAGAGTTACTAATTCAGGTCTGGTCGGTATCGGGACCACAAATCCTACACAAGAACTTCATGTGGTCGGAGATATTAGATTATCAGGCACATTGGTTGATCAAGGCAATTCTGCTGGTGTCACAGGTCAGGTTCTTGTAAAAAATTCTACAGGTGGATTAAGTTATATTAATCAAGGTAGTGTTCAAGCAGGTGCTGGTGGTAATGTTAAAGAACTTCAGTATCATAACTCGTCTGGATTAATTGATGGTGCAACTGGTATCGTATATGATGTAAGCACACAATTTTTGGGTGTTGGTATAGCTAATCCAAGTAAAAAATTAGATGTTGGTGGAGATATAAGAGTAGATGGAACAAGTAATTTATCAAACATAGTCATATCGGGATTTACAACTCATAATGCAAATGCAAATTTCCAAGATGATGATAAATTATTTTTTGGAACTGGATTAGATTTATCAATATTTCATGATGGGGATAATAGTTTTATAACTGATTCTGGAGAAGGAGATCTTTATATTAGAGGATCTAATATAGTTCATCTGCAATCTAGTACTGGTGAAGATGGAGTAAAAGTAATTACAAATGGAGCCGTTGAATTATACCATGATAATATATTAAAATTGAACACAACTATTTACGGAATTGATGTTACGGGAACTGTATCTGCCGATGGATTGACTGTAAGTGGTATTGCAACACTCCCACAAACATCTTTTACTGGTGACGTAGAGGTTCAAAATTTAAAAGTTAGTGGTATTTCAACTCTTGGTAATATTAAGATAGAAAGTAATACACTTGGCACACAGTCTGGTAATTTACTTCTTGATTCATTTGCTGGTACTTTACAGACTAACGATGTTTTATTTGTAAATAACGCAACATCATCAACTAATAAAGATAACGGATCTATAATTACACAAGGTGGTATCGGTGTAGAGGAGAATGTAAATATTGGGGGAAATCTTGGTGTCACAGGAACATCAACACTTGCAGGTATTGTAACCACTGGATCTGATTTATTTGTAGGTGGTAACTTAAATGTATTAGGAGATGTTGTCTATGATGAAGTTCAAGGTAGAAACCTATTAGTTACAGGTATATCAACATTTCAAGGACAAATCACATTAGCATCGAATATCATTCCGTTTGCAAATAATACTTATGATATTGGTAGTAGTGGGTTAAAGTTAAACGAAGTATTTGCTACAAATTTTAGAGGTCTTGCTGATAGTGCGACTGTATTAGCAAATAATAGAACATTTAGTATTACTGGTGACGGTAACGCAGTTGGAGTTTCTTTCAATGGATCAAATGACGTTGCACTCAATTTGAGTTTGACTAATACAGGTGTAACTGCTGATACATATGGATCAACTGTAACAATACCCGTGATTACCGTTGATGCAAAAGGGCGTGTAACATCAGTAGTCAATACAGGTATAAACTTTGGAACTGCGACTGTGCAACAGGCACAAACAGTACAAACACAAACAAGATCAGTATCTTCAGATCATTTTCTAACTTTTGTTGATAGTGATAATTCGACTTCAGGATCTTTTGAAAATTTATTTACTGATGCTAGTGTAAAATATAATCCAGGTACAAATGTATTGACTGTACTTGGTGATATACATGCGAGAGCAGGATCTAGTAATAATGATTATACACTTCTTCATGGTGGAACAATTGAATTGAATAGACAAGGAAGTGATGCTTTAATTGATTTTAGAACAACAATTTCTGAAGATTTTGATTGTCGAATACAACAGGTAAGTAATGGTTTTGAATTTTTTACTGGTGGTAATACAAATTCACTACCAAGATTAGTCATAAATTCTGATGGACATGTCATTCCTAAATTAGACAGCACATATGACCTTGGACTGACTGGAACAAGATGGAGAAATGTTTTTGCTGATAATGTCACAGCAAGCATCACTGGTAATTCTGATACAGCAACAGCACTTCAAAATGTAAGAACGTTTACGATTACAGGAGATGTTGATGCTCCAGCACAAAACTTTGATGGTACGGGTAATGTCACCCTCAACACAACTTTAGATACAGTCAATAGTAATGTTGGGACATTTGGTAACACAACTGGAACATCATACTCAAGAATCACAGTTGATGGTAAAGGAAGAATAACTGCAGCAAGTGAGGTTGCCATTGATTTCCTTACATCCACTGTTGGTACAGCACAAAATGCAAATGCGATTCGCACAGTTACAAGGGATACAAATGCAACTCATCATATAACATTTGTTGATTCTGATAACTCATCAAATACTTATGAAAGTGTTTTTACTGATGAGTCATTAAAATATAATCCAAGCACTGGTTTACTTACACTCGGTGGATCACTTCATGTTACAGTTAATAATGTAACTGGTGGTGGTATTGAGTTAGGCGATGATGGTGATATCGTTGATTTAAATGATGGATATTGTTCAATCAGAATGGCAAATGGTGTCAGAATATATGATGCAGAAGGTGGTGGTAGTGCAAGATTAAGGTTTGCTACATCAGGTGATTCTGTCATTTTACCAGAGGATAATAATCAATATGATATTGGTAACTCATCACTTAAGTTCCGTAATATATTTGCAACAACATTTAACGGTGCATTTCAGGGAACAGCTAATTTCGCTGATGCTTTGTCAAACTCTCGAAACTTTAGTGCGACGGGAGATATATCAGCATCAGCAGTATCATTTAATGGAACTGGTAATGTAAATCTAGTTACTTCTCTTGCTAATAGTGGTGTGTCTGCTGGAACTTATGGAAATTCCACTGGCACACAATATGCACAAGTTACTGTTGATGCAAAGGGGAGAGTTACTTCTGCAAGCACTAGAAATATCAATTTTACTAACGCGACTGTTCAAACAGCAGTTCAATTAGCAAATAATCGTAACTTTAGTATTGATGGAAATACAGGAACAAACAATGCTGGTGATGTATCTGCTGCTGGTGTTGCATTTAATGGTACTGCCAATGTCATATTAAGAGGTAAATTAAAAACAATAAGTGGATTATCAGCGGGACAATTTGGTAATAGTCAAAATACACCTGTTGTAACTGTAAATGATCAAGGTCTTGTGACTGCCATCAGTCAAACGGGTATAAACTTTGGTACTGCAACTGTTGCACAGGCAAACAAATTAACTAATCCAAGAACCTTTACAGTTTCTGGTGATATAAGCACTGATAATATATCCTTTGATGGTACTGCAAATATTAATCTTACAAATGCAACTTTAGCAGCAACAGGAGTGAGTGCTGGAACATATGGAAGTTCCACTCAAGTTCCAATTCCTACTATTGACGCAAAGGGAAGAGTCACAAGTATCACTACAACTGGTATTAACTTTAGTGCAGCGACTGTTTCACAAGCAAATACAGTAAGAACACAAGTAAGGGCAACTAACGCATCGCATTACTTAACTTTTGTTGATAGTAATAATGGATCTCTCTCATATGAAAGTGTTTATACAGATGGTGATTTATATTATAATCCAAATACAAATGTTCTTGTATCTCAAAAAATCAAACCAGCACAAATTCAAAATGCGAGTGGTAATACAGGATCTACTGGTAATGTTCCTGTGGCGAATGGATCAGGTGGTTGGGATTGGGGTGTACCCTCTGCTGGATCATCATTACAAATATTCTCTGATGAAACAGATTCTTCAACTTTACATTATCTTACTTTTGTTGAGGGAAGTGGTGATGGCACAAAAAATTTAAGACATGATGATCAGTTACATTACAATCCAAGTAGTAATTTATTTACTGTTAGTAAGATTAGACCAGCAACAATTCAGGAATCAACTGGTAATTCTGGAACAACTGGCGAGGTTCCGATTGCAAATGGTTCTGGTGGATGGGCATGGGGAACTGCAAATGCTGGTGGTGCTCAAAGCGTACAGGCATCTGAAGAAGATACAAATGCCACACGATACATTGCATTTTTAAATGGTAATAATGGCACACAGAATAGTGTATTTTATGATGACCAATTAACTTATAATCCACAATCTAATTTATTTACACTACTTGCAGCAAGAATCACTGAACTACAGGATAGTACAGGTGATAATGGAAATAATGGTCAAGTTGCTATGTCTAACGGTAGCACATGGAGTTGGGAAACTATCAACTTAAATAGTGTCCCTAATGCTTCTAACGCAGACCAGATCAAGACTCAATCTAGAGGAAATAATTCAACTCATTATCTGACATTTGTAACTGACAATAATTCAACAGCAACTGCAGAGACAGTCTATACTGATGCTGGAATTAGTTATAATCCATCGACAAATGATTTACGATTAAATGGTAGTATATCTCTTAATCATGATAATGATACAGGTGGTGGTGTTCGTCTATCTGATGATGGAGACATAGTTGATTTGAATGATGGATATTGTTCAATGAGATTCGATAATGGTGTAAGAATTATGAATACTGGTGGTAATTTAGGATCTACACCAAACACTGTTAAAATTACACTTACTAATGGTGGACAAATTTTATGCACAGATAACATCACTGCTTTCGCATCTGACATGAGATTGAAGACAAATATCACACCAATTGAAAGTCCTCTAGAAAAACTCATGTCATTGAGTGGATTTACATTCAACTTTAATGATACTGCTGCTGATCTTGGATATGATAAGGAAGAGATTCATGTTGGAGTATCTGCTCAAGAAGTTAAGGAAGTTTTACCAGAAGCTGTTGCTCCTGCACCCGCTGATGAAAACTATATGACTGTTCGTTATGAGAAACTTGTGCCATTGTTGATTGAGGCAATGAAGGAACAACAACAAACAATAGAGAATCTTAAGTCACGATTAGAAAAACTGGAAGGTTGACATAATAATCTTGATCCTATATAATGAGTGGGTACGGGTATCACTTATGTCTTTTGATGGATTTGTAGAATCAGTCTTAATTAACATTTCATCTAGAAAATTTGTTATCTTTAGTGATACTGGAGAGGAGAGATATATAAAATGTGAAACACCTGATGAATTTATGGGTGTGCTTAAAATTTGTAAACAAAAATTAGATGAAGAACAAATCTATTTTACACCAATCACCTCACAAGATAAAAGAAGAAGAAGAAAAAGAAAAAAATCAAATGAGGGAACATGATGATGAAATTGTACGTATCCACACAACACATGATGATGGATGCTGATAAATACTTAAAAACCCATGAAATCTTTCGATAAATTAAAAGAGAATATCGATACTCTTCGCCAAAAACAAAGAGACGCAGTAAGTAAATTTAAATCAACTCCAAATCCATCCGTTAACAGAGAAAAACCAAAGGAGAAAGAGCATGATGCTGATGTTAGTGCGAGAGAGAAACTTGCTGCACGTTTAAAAGCGAAAAGGAAAGCAATGCAAAGGCAAGCCATGGTTAATCAAGTAAGGTCTGAAGTTCAACAGGATTCCAAAGCGGATAAATAGAACATAGTAATATTTTGTGTAAGTTAAGCGATGCCTCTTAATAAGTTAGAGAATTTTATAAAGAACACAGAGGGAAAAATTCTCTATGTAAATCCTAATGATCTGGATGCTACTGATAGTATATCAAATCAAGGTAATTCATTAGCACAACCATTTAAAACGATTCAAAGAGCTCTGCTTGAATCTGCGAGATTTTCATATGTAAGGGGAACAAATAATGATATAACCGAAAAGACAACAATATTAGTATATCCTGGTGATCATGTAATTGATAATAGACCTGGTTTTGCAATCTATAATAATAGTGGTACTGCATACGCAGTTCCCCCATCAGGTGGTGTTGGTACTGTTGCACAAGATACTTTAACTCTAAATCTTACATCTAATTTTGATTTAACTCAAGAAGATAATATTCTTTATAAGTTTAATAGTATAAATGGTGGATGTATTATCCCTCGTGGTACGTCAATTGTTGGTCTTGATTTAAGAAAAACAAAAATCAGACCTCTATATGTTCCAAATCCAACTGATCCAAGTGTTGGAACATCTGCAATTTTTAGAATTACTGGTGGTTGTTACTTTTGGCAGTTTTCTTTCTTTGATGGTCTTGATACAGGTCTTGTATATACAGATGATTCTGATTTCTCTACAACTAATCAAGCAAAACCTACTTTTTCTCATCACAAACTAACATGTTTTGAATATGCAGATGGTGTTAATAACCCACCAGGTTATACCATCACTGATTTGGATATGTATTATAGTAAACTATCCAATGCCTTTAATTTAGCATCAGGTAGAGATATTGATCAAAAGTTCCCCTCAAATACTCTTGGGTTCTCAAAACAGAGAATGGAATTTGAGATAGTTGGTGCATTTAAATCTGACCCCATCCCTGTATCAGGCGGTAGTATTATTTCTGGAGATGGAAATACACCTGGTTCTGTTGTGACTGTATCAACTCCACAAGATCATGGATTAAATGTAGGAACACCAATAAAGATAAGAGGTGTTACTCCAGTCGACTATAATATTTCAACAAAGGTGGCAACTGTTGCAAATAGTAAACAGTTTACATATGTTTTACCTTTTGTACGAGAAAACTTACCAGCAACACCAAACATTTCTTCTGCAACAATTACTGTTGAAACAGATACTGTATCTGGTGCATCCCCTTATATCTTTAACTGTTCATTAAGATCAGTATTTGGTATGCAGGGAATGAAAGCAGATGGTAAAAAGGCAAATGGATTCCGTTCAATGGTTGTTGCCCAGTTTACTGGTATTTCATTGCAGAAAGATGATAGAGCATTTGTAAAATATAATCCAACAAATAGATTATATGAGGGTATCGCACTTACAACTGTAAAAGGATCTGCATTATCAACACAATCTTCATCTTTAGATCAATCCACAGTTTATCATTTAGATTCAGGTGCGATATATCGAACTGGATGGGATACAACTCATATATCAATTATTAATGATGCAGTTTTACAGGTTGTATCTGTATTTGCAATAGGTTACAATAAACATTTCGATGCTCAATCAGGTGGTGATGCATCTATCACTAACTCAAACTCAAACTTTGGACAAATATCACTTGTTGCTGAAGGATTTAAGAAAGAAGCATTTGCAAAAGATAACAAAGGATTTATAACATCAATTATCACTCCGAAAGCAATCACAACCAAAAGTTTACCTATTGATTGGTTACAACTTGATGTTACAAAAACAAAATCAGTTGGTATATCAAGTCATTTGTATCTCTTTGGATTTGAAGATAAAGATGATGCACCACCAATTTTAATTCAAGGTTATCGAGTTGGTGCAAAAATTGATGATTCATTATCCGTTCAAGTTGGATCAGCAGCAACTGTCACAGCACATATTCAGATGCTTGATAATATCATCGGTGCTGGATCTACAATAGGTATTGGAACAAATACAAGTGAGAAAAGATATGTAGTTACATCTGGTCCTACAAACAATGTATTCACAGTTCCAACTCATACAATTCAGACAGGTGAGAAGGTAAGAATATTCAGTGATGATGGTGATTTACCAGAAAATATAGAAGAAAATAAAGTTTACTTTGCGATCAGAGATTCAGATACACAAATCAAACTTGCATCAACTCTTACTAACGCTAACAATAATACAGCGATTACAGTCTTTCAAGGTACAAAATTATCAATCGTAAGTCGTGTTCATGACAAGGAAGCAGGTGAAATTGGATCACCAATTCAATATGATGATGTAAACTCACAGTGGTTTATTAAAGTTGCAACAACAAACAGTGCATATACATCAATCAATTCAAGTTCTGGGATAGTAAAAACAAAGACATCATTCCTCACAAGAAGAGATGATGACAGATCACTTGACGATAAAATTTATAGAGTTCGTGTCGCAATACCAAAAGAACTTCCTAATACAAAAAATCCAGAAGAAAGTTTTATTATACAGGAGTCAAGTAGTACAGGATTCAGAAAGAACGCTGATGTTGGATTATCAAATTTAACTACAGCAGACTTTGATTTTAATCGTAATCCAAGATTTATTGGAACTTGTACACAAACATCTAATATTGTAACTGTCATTAGTGAAATACCTCATGACTTGAATGTTGGTGATGATATCATAGTTAAGAATGTCACAAGTAGCACAAATACTGCTGGTACAGACAATTTAGGATTCAATGGCACATTCTCTGTATCTGAAATTACTAATGATAAACAGTTTAAATATTCCACAACTGATGTAGATGGTGTTGTTCATAGCACAGGTACAAATTCTACCAATGATGTAACTATCAGAAATACAGATCTACCAAGATTTGAAAGAAACGATCTTAAATCTAACTTCTACATTTATAGAAGTGAGACTATATCTCCTCATATTGAAAATGTACAGGATGGTGTCTATCATCTTTATATTTTGAAGGCAGATAATTCAATGCCTACTGAATTTACAGGTAATAAGTATAGTCAGAAAGTAGTTGATTTATATCCACAATTAGATAAAGATAACTTCAATGATAACCCACCTGCTGCTGTATCTTTTGCAAAGAGAGCTCCTCTTGGTGAAGTTGTAACTAATGATCTTAAAAAGAGCATCACTAGAGAATCTATTGACAGTGTTCTTAAAGTTTTTGGTGTTGGTCTATCAATCGCAACTGTTGATTCATCTGCTGGTATCGCGACCATCGGATTTAATCGAGAGCATAATTTCAGTGGTATTAGCACTGGTACGATTACAGGTGGTGCAGCTTATAATAATGGAACATTCCAGAATGTTAGATTGTTAAGCGGTTCTGCTTCAGGAACATGGAAAGGTGCAACTGCGAGAGTTGTAGTATCTGGTGGTGGTGTTTCCAATGTAGATATTATTACTGGTGGATCATCTTATACACCTGAAGGGTTATTTTTTGATGCCACTGCCATTGGAACTGGAGATGGTAATGCAAGATACACTATCACTCAAAATGAAATATCAAGTTGTGAAAATGATGTACTACAAATCACAGGTATTGGTACAACTGCTGGTGGACATTATAGAATTACTGCTTGCCCATCTACAACATCTGTTTCTGTTGCGAAGACATCTGGTGATCCTTTAATTATATCTGGTCAATATGCAATTAATGTTGGTGTAGCAGTTACTATTACATCAGATACATTTGATTCCGCTACAGGAATATCAACTTTTGTATGTCAGTCAGCACATGGATTTGTATCAGGAAATAAATTTACGGTTCTTGATACGTCAAACAACAATCTAGGCACATTCTCTGTAAAAGAGAAGATTAGTGTCACTAACTTCTCTGCAATTACAAATTCAAATCTTGCTGGTGTTCGTATATTACCAAACGGATTAAATTCATCAAACGCAAATTCAGATGCAACAACAGAAAGTATTGGTGCGAGAAACTTAACATTTTATGATAATCAATCATTTACTCTTGTTGCTGCAATTACAAATAATGTAATTGATACGAATTTAAGAATTACACCTATTAATTCTGGTATCGGCACTGTAACTCGTATACCAATTGGATCATATATTCAGATTGATAATGAAATGATGAGAGTCACCAGTTCATCTTTAAGTGGATCTGGATTAGATGAAATTACAGTGATTCGAGGTGTGCTTGGTAGTTTAAAAGCGAGTCACGCAGTAAATTCAATAGTTAAAAAAATCAAACCTCTTTCTGTTGAGTTCCGAAGACCGTCAATACTTCGTGCATCAGGTCACACTTTTGAATATCTTGGTTTTGGTCCAGGTAACTACTCAACTGGTCTACCACAGGTTCAGAACAGAACACTTACAGAGAGAGAAGAGTTCTTATCACAATCGCAAGAGAAAAGTGGTGGTGCTGTTGTTTACACTGGTATGAATAACAGAGGTGACTTTTATATTGGAAACAAGAGAGTCACATCTACAACTGGTGAAGAGACAACATTTGATGCACCAACTCCAACAGTTACAGGTCAAGATCCATCAAGATTGAGTGTTATATTTGATGAGGTAGTTGTTAAAGAGAGAATTATAGTTGAGGGTGGTAAATCAAATCGAGTGTTATCACAGTTTGATGGTCCTGTTACGTTCAACAATGAAATTAAAGTCAATGATAACTGTACAATTACAGGCACACTTAAAATTAATAGCACTCTAGAAATTACAGATACAACTCAATCAAATAATAAAGATGAGGGTTGTTATGTAATTGAAGGTGGTATGGGTATTGAGAAAAATACCAATATCGGAGGAGATTTAACAGTAGCTGGTATATCCACATTTGCAGGATTAATCGATGCAAATGGTATCATAGAGGGTATATCTGGTCAGAATAAGATTCCATCACTATACGCTAACTATTCTGATTTACCAAATGCTGGCACATATCATGGTATGTTCGCTCATGTTCACGCTGTAGGAAAAGGATTCTTTGCTCATGCTGGAAACTGGATTGAACTTGTAAGTAAGGAAACAAGTGGCACAGTTGGAACAGGAACAGAAACTTACAACATTGGTGGTTTAACTGCGACAGGTGCAACCATTGATAGTGTGAAGATTGGTATTACTGCTGCTAATGAAATTGATACTTCATCAGGTAATCTAATATTAGACTCTGCTGGTGGAACTGTTCAAATTACTGACAACTTAACAGTATCAGGAACAGCAGTGATATCAGGACAAGTTACTGGTAATGATGGTGCACAATTTGATAACATTAGATTTGGTATCACAGCAAATAATGAGATTGACACAAGCACTGGTAATTTAGTAATTGACTCTGCTGGTGGTACAATTACCCTTGACGATGATGTATCTGTATCTGGGTCATTGACCGTAGGTAGTGACATTGATCTAGGATCAAACAACTTCACTGGTGGTGGAGGTACATTTGGAAATATTAAGGTCGCAATTACAAATGACAATGAAATTGATACTTCATCAGGTAATCTAATATTAGACTCTGCTGGTGGCACTGTTCAAATTACAGATATTTTAAATGTAACTGGTAATACTGATCTTGATGGCACATTAAATGTAGACAATACATCCACATTTGGTAATAACATATCTGTTACAGGTCAAGGAAGTTTCACTGGCAATGTCATCGCATTTGTATCTGATGATAGATTAAAAACTAATAAGGTTGGCATCACAGGTGCATTAGATAAAGTCATGTCCTTAAATGGTTTCACATACAACTTTAATAAGATTGGTGGGGAACTTGGATATGACACAGAGAAATCATTTGCTGGTGTATCTGCACAAGAAGTACAAAAAGTATTACCAGAAGCAGTATTCCCTGCACCCGTTGATGATAAGTACATCACAGTTCAGTATGATAGACTTGTTCCTCTTTTAATTGAGGCAATCAAGGAACTCAAAGAAGAGGTCGAGGAACTCAAAAAACACACACATTAATCTCATGGCACTACAATCATCAGGACAAATTAGTTTTAGTGATATAAGCAACGAGTTTGGAAATGCTGGATCACTTGGAGCATATAGAGTATCTCAAACGATTGGTGAATTATCAAATTTACCACTAGATAATGGTGTTCCTCAAACTGGTTCAATTAGTTTTTCAGACTTTTATAGTAAAAAATTAAATATTGTTGTTAACTATCATAGCGGTAGTACAGAGTTTCAACAAGATGCAAGAGATAAGTATGATGCAAATGGTATTACGATTGTCGGTGGTTTTAAGTCCGTAAATAATAAACCTTCTGCTGGCAATGGTGCAAAAGTTATGATTCATGTTGATAAAACTATTGGTTCAACTCAAAATTCTAATAATACAGTCAATCGATGTGCATTAACTACAGGCAGTTGGAATAATACTACTCTACAAATAGATTTAGGAAGCAGTGCGAGAATATCTGGTGCGGGAGGACAAGGTGGTGAAGGATCAAATGGTTCTGGTGCTGGTGAAGATGGTGATGATGGAACTAGTGGTCTAGGTGTACAATATTCACCAACAACCATCAATTCAGTTGGTGGTTCAATTATCTCTGCTGGATTTGGTGGAGGAGGTGGCGGTGGCGGTGGTCACGACCACGATAAAAATTCAGAAAGAACAGCGTCAGGTGCTGGTGGCGGTGGTGGAGCAGGAGTTCCCGCTGGTGCTGGTGGTGGCGGTGGATCTGGTGGAGCTCAAGGAGGTCCTGGTACCTCTGGAACTGCTGATACTGCTGGAGAAGGTGGTAATGGAAGTAATAATGGTAATGAAGCATTTGGTGGTGTAGGTGGAGAAGGAGGATCAAATGGAGAAGCAGCAGACGATGGTGGTAGAGGAGCAGGTGGAGAAGGATCTGGTGGAGCAAAAGGAGAAGGAGGCATTGATGGAGCAGCAATAAGAAGAAGCAATACAGGTATTTCTGTAACAATCAATGGACCTGTTAATATAAAGGGAGCATTTAATCCACCACCTACAGGAGTTACAGAAAACTAACTAAATATTTCTACGAGATTTTTTATCATGCCAATTGAATCAGATTTAATAAGACGTTATCGTGGTGCCTTTTCGCCCGATGATTGCAAAAAAATAATTAAAGACATAAACTTTTTTGAGGATAATAGTTTTCTGTCATATAACAAAGAGGGTCTTCATAAAGAGGATCACAAAACTATAAATGTATGTTGGGATTATGATTATGATCTACCAGTAACAAGTAGGGTAGCGAGTTCCATTATACCTAAATTTAAACCTTGTGTGGATGAATACATAACAACATTTAGTGTGTTAAACAGGAGTAAGTTTTTAATTTATGATTGTAAATTAAAAAAGATACCAATAGGTGGTGGATTTCATAATTGGCATTACGAGAATGGTATTATTGGTGCAACACCAAGACAATTTGTAATACAATTATATCTCAATGATGATTTTCAAGGAGGAGAAACAGAGTTTTTATATCAAAATCGAAGGGAAGAAGCAACTGTGGGTGATGTTCTAATTTTCCCTGCTGGATTTACTCATACACATCGTGGGAATCCACCTCTTGGTGGGGAGAAATATATCGCAACATCATGGGCAATAGTTCAAGCAAATGATTCAGACTACTAGTATTATAATAGACAACGTTCTTGATGATATATCCGTTGATAAAATAAACATGGCATTGGATCAATCTTCAAGTAAATCAACTTGGTATGATTTAAACGACAATCACGTATATGATAATTTTTGTATTTCATTAATTAATCTTGCTGGAAAATATGTTGATTTATCATCATGTGTTGGATATGAGTTTTGGACTCGATTCAACACTAAACCACCAGATTGGCATCAAGATAAAGATGAAAAATTAGCAGATGAAGGCATATTAAAATTTCCACTATGTTCGATTGTTTATTATTCCTCTGTAAAAAATCTGTTTGGTGGACAATTACTAATTGAAGATGATATAATAACACCAAAGACCAATAGAATGGTAATTTTTGCTGCTGGAGCTTGTCATTGTGTTAAAGATTTTTCTGGTCATAGAGTTTCAATGCTTATAAATCCGTGGAATAGATATGTATCAGTCAATTAATATATTTCCAACAACATTATATGTTGGTGATCTTGACAAACATCAAGAATATAAGGATAATTTTTATAAAGTGTACTCTAAATTTGATTATGAAGAGGATAGTTGGCACAATACCACTAGTGAAAATAGTGGTAATCCACTTTTACATTTAGAGGAAAGTCTTGATTCATTATTTACAGATATAGTTTCTCATGTCGAGAATTATATCTATGATGTGTTGAAATATAAAAAGATATATGATATAATAATTACAAAAACATGGTTATCAAGAGCGAGAAGTGCATCGGATAGTCTTAAATGGCATAATCATTCTACGAGTCACATTTCTTTTTCATATTATGTTAATGCACCAAAAAATTCTCATGTTATTAAATTCTTAAATCCAAGTAATAGTAACAGTTTATTCGCTGGATTAAATACAAGTGATTATAAGCATGGAATACGAGAATTTAATGAAGTTAATTCATCAACATTTTTTCTTCATCCAAAAGATGGAAATATAGTATTATTTCCAAGTTCGATTAGACATTGTACAGATTTACATGGAGATTCTTTTGAAGGTGAAAGACTTGCAATAGTTGGTGATATTACTCTCGTATATAAACCAGAGATATTAGATTATTCTCAAGGTTATATCAATCCCAAATATTGGAAGATGTTTAAATGAAAGTAACTATCAGAGTTGATGAATATTTACCAGATACAAATCAAATTGTTGTGCGTGTTTGTAAAATGACATCAAGAGAACCCATACTTAATCATAAGGCATTTGCCATTGATCTTGATAAACTTGATTTATATGATACTGAAACTTTCTTGGATAGTTTCATGAGAAATTATGGATCAAATAGAGTTGCGAAACAGGAAGATGAAACAGAAATAGTATTGTATTGTAACTATGGTAAAAAGATAGAGGGAGAATTGAACCTACGAGATTTGGTTGGGAAAAATATAAACTATGAATTTAGAGATAGATTGAGATCAATACTAAAAATGAGGAGGGTGGAATTATGAAAAGATTTTTTAAAAAATGTGAGGAGTTCTCAATTTGTTCTGAAATAGCAAAATCAGGAGATTATTTTGTAGATGGGTATCCAGACAATATCACAATTTATCATATTTGCATCAAGGGATCTGTCATGTTGGCAAAACCTTTTGATAATTGTATAGATATTATTCCTAATGGAGAGATATTTGATACTAAAAAATATCTTTATGAAAAAAGATTATATCATTGCAAGGAGGATGTTTACATCTTTGGTTTTAATCCACTAACACCAGATCAAGATTGGAATGGTGAATTAATTAAAGATTCTTTTGTGGGTAATGATAAAAGTTGGTTGATATGTTTCAGTGGAGATCCAATTATTAATGGTATAAGACTTAAGTTTATGGACTATGCTAAACTTGAAAATAAACATTACGATGTTGAATTAAATAATGCAATCGTGGGAGTTTTTACTAAATTATGATTACGAGAAAAGAACTAGAAGAGTTGTATGAGTGGTCAATAAGTAAGAAATTTCCAATGAAAGGAAATCCTACGAGTCCAAATTACACAAACAAAAAAATTTATAGTTGTCAACTAAAATTTGTTCGTAAAAATATAAACATCAGAAAAAAATTAATGACTGATAGTGTATATAAAATATACAAAAATGATGAAATATTAAATTCAATGTATTCAATTTCTGATGGTGGTACAGTATTAAAACCACACAAAGACCCTGATACCTATAGTCATAGATATAAGAGAATACAAATACCAACCAAAGTTCCGAACGGTTGTTATATGATATGGGATGGTCACAAAGTAACATGGGAAAGTGGTGTACCACAATGCTATCAAGTAATGGATTATATACATGAAGCACATAATCCAAGCAATGAGACACTAGAGTTTTTATTTCTTGATGTGAAAATGGAAACAGAGGTAGAATTATGAGAGAAAATATAAGTGCTGACGCTTTTGTTGACCCATTTCCACATATTATATTTCATAATTTTTATAATGATAAGGAACTTAAATTAATATGGGAAGAACTAGATTTCTACACCAAACCCAGTAAACTATTTGAAGCAAAAGATTATGGTGGAGTTGTTGGATATACGAGTGCGAAAGCAATTCTACTAGATAAACTTTATAGTAAAGACTTCCGAAGTATATCCAATATACTCACAGTAAATAGAAAAATATTTAATAAACAAATTTTAGAACCTTTTGGACAATTACATGATTGTTGTTCAACAGTAGTTCACTCTAATTGGGATATTACTAAAGTTAGATATTATCATGATGGGGATTACTATGATCCTCATACGGATCGAAACTACCAATTTCTAGCATTTTCATACTTTTATAGAGAACCAAAAAGATTTGAGGGTGGGGAATTAATGTTCCCTAGATATAATTACGAGTTCGCTTGTGATAACAACTCACTCATCATGTTTCCTGGTTGGGTGGAGCATGGTGTAAGTAAAGTTTCAATCAATGATTCAGATTACTTTGATGGATACGGAAGATATGCTATCACAAGTTTTTTTGGTAACAAAGAAAAGGAATAAATAACTAAAAATCTCATGTAAAATGGCGAGTATCAATAAAAGTTTTAATTTCAGACATGGTGTTCAGGTAGATGATGATGACTTTACCGTTCGTGGAGGTCTGGTAGGAATTGGAACCACCGTTCCCACAGAGAGATTAGATGTCAGAGGTAATGCTGTAGTCAGCGGACTAACTTCTTCAATATCTCTTCAAGTTACAGGAATAACATCACTTTCAACAGTAGACATAGGTATAACTTCAATAAAATCTGGTATCATTACAGCATCATCTGGTATTGTTACTTATTATGGGGATGGTCAATATCTTAAATTCTTACCAACTTCACAGTGGGTTGATATTGATGTAGGACTAGGATTCACAAGTATCTACAACACAGGTGGAAACGTAGGTGTATCAACTAATGACCCTCGAAATAGTTTTCAAGTTGGTGGAGATCCAACCAATTTCAGCACAGGTGTTGGTATCAATTCTGATGGTGGACATATATTTGCATCTGGTATTGTAACTGCTACGAGTTTTGTTGGAGAAGTAAATGCACCAAACTTTGACACAAATGCTGCGGGTGTAGTTGTATCTGGTATTATAACCGCAACATCACTTCAAGGTGCATTGACAGGTAATGTTACTGGTAATGTCACAGGTGATCTAACTGGTGAAGTTAATTCTTCCAAGTTTGATACAAATCCATCTGGTATTGTGGTCACAGGTGTTGCAACTGCTACGAGTTTTGTTGGAGATGTAACTGGAGATGTAACTGGAAACGCTGACTCTGCAACAATTCTTGCAACTGCGAGAAATATTGGAGGAGTATCTTTCAATGGTTCTGCTGATATAAATTTACCAGGTGTAAATGCATCAGGTAATCAAAACACTACTGGAACTGCTGCAAATTTATCAGGCACACCTAATATATCTGTTGGAGCAGTAACAGCATCGAGTTTAGATATATCTGGTGGTGTAGATGTTGATGGGCATACAGATTTAGATAATGTTTCTATCTCTGGTGTGACCACATTTACAGGAGCAACAACTCATTCTGGTGGTGCGACAGTAAACACACATCTAGATGTTATTGGACTTACGACTCTAGATGATGTCAACGTATCATCTGGTGCGACATTCGGTGGGTCTGTAAATGTAACTGGAAATCTACAAAGTGCAAATCTAGGATTAGGAATTGCACCTACCACAGATTTACAGATTTATAACGCTTCTGGGGAGTCAGCGATAGTATTAGGAAGGGGAACTGCAATTACAGGTAATAACGCATCATTAAGATCGAATACCACAAATGCCTCATTCCCATATAGTGCTAACCAAGAGTCTCTAGATATTATCAACTATGGTAAAGGTAACTTTAACTACTATCTCGAAGCGGGTACTGTTGGTTTAAATACTGGTGGATTCCACTGGCATCGAAGGTCGAGTTTCTCTACTCTTATGTCTCTTACTTTTGGTGGGGATTTGGGTATTGGAGTTACAGTTCCAACTAATAAACTTCATGTTGTTGGTACATCTCGTGTAACTGGTGCTGCATACTTTGGAACAAACGTAAGTGTTGCAAATAATCTTGTAGTCGCAAACACAATTACAGCAGGTAACTTGACTGTTCCTACGATTACAACCAATTTAGTAGGTAATGTTTTAGCAAATAGTGGCGTATCCACATTTGTAGGATTAAAAGTTAATGGTGCAGCGGAATTTAATCAAGATCCTGATATAGGAGGAGTTGGTATTGGAACTACAGCAAGTGGTCATGCTTTTGCTGTAGGCACATCACCAGTTGGAAGATTAGTTATTAGTGGTGGTGGTGAAATTGGTATTAAAACAACATCTATTTTACCAGCAACTCAATTAGATTGTAGTCAAGGACAAGCATTGTTTGGTCAGATTGGTGTAGGAATTACTATTACAAGATCTGCTGTTGATTTTGGAAATGCTGGATTTACCACTACTAGACACATGATTATGCCAAGAGTTACCACTACACAGAGGAATAATCTCAATGGTGTCATCAATGGTTCTATCGTATATAATACAAGTACAAACAAGTTTCAAGGTCGTGCGAATGGAGCATGGGTTGACTTACACTAAAATTATTAATCTTATACATACCTTGTATGGATTGTTTGGAAAGTTTTAATATTTTTTAAAGACAGTTAAAAAAGCGTCACAAGGGGTTCCCAATCGAACCCTTTTTTGCTATAATATGTACATATTGATATTATTACATTTATGCAATTAAGACCTCACCAAGAGCAAGCAATCAAAGCAATGCTTCGTAATACTAAAGGTCAGATAATTGTTCCCACTGGTGGTGGTAAAACAATGTGCATGATTGATGATGCGATGAATGAGTTTAGTAGATCATACGTCAACAAAACTATTGTGGTTGTTGCACCACGTATCTTACTTGCTAATCAATTATCATCAGAGTTTCTTGAGTTTATCACTAATGTTGATGTGGCACACGTTCACAGTGGAGAGACACATCATTTCAGTACAACTAAAACTGATGAACTTGAAAAGTGGTATCACAACAGCACCAAGAACATATTAATTTTTACCACATATCACTCACTACACAAGATACAGGAATCACTTGACATTGAAGTCGATACCATTTATTTTGATGAGTCACATAATGCAGTTCAAAAGAATTTTATTGAAGCAGTTGAGCATTTCTCAATGTATGCAGAGAGATCATACTTCTTTACTGCTACACCAAAGCACAGTCTCACACCTTTGAAAGTTGGTATGAATGATACTGATATATTCGGTAGAGTGATCTGTCAAGTACCCGCACCAAAATTGGTCAAGCAGGGTTACATACTACCACCAAAGGTCGAAGTTTACAAAACCAGAATACTTGAAAAAGATGAACTGGTTGCAGACAGAGATAATGAGCAGATGATTGATGCTATAGATAATCTAGATAAGGACAAAGTTTTGATATGTGCCAAGTCAACAAAACAGATTGTTGCACTTGTATCACAGACTGACTTTGTGAAGCAGTTGGCAGTGCGTGGTTACTCTTACATGTTTATCACATCTAAAACTGGTGCAGTCATTGATGGTGAAAAGGTGGACAGAGAAACATTCTTTGATACACTTAATGAATGGGGTCGAAATGACAAGAAGTTTGTTGTTCTTCACCACAGCATACTTTCAGAGGGCATCAATGTCAATGGACTTGAAGCAGTCCTATTCATGAGATCTATGGATTATATTGGAATCAGTCAAACGATTGGTCGTGTGATTCGCAAGGGCAATGCTGATAAAGTATTTGGACTTGTTTGCATCCCTGTTTACTCAAAGGTTGGTATTTCTACTGCTAGGAAGGTCGAAGCAGTAGTTGATACTATCTTCAACAAGGGTCAAGCAGCAACTTCAGTGGTAACAAGATGAAAACAGACTTACTTCTGAAAATTTACAAGGCGGTCAAGGTGAAACCAAAACCCAAGTATCCACCAGTTCGGAAACATTATAATATTCACACCTACGGATGAAAAACAAAATTTTATTTGGAAACTGTCAAGACACATTAAAACAATTTGCACCAAATAGTGCAAGAACT